TTGGCCGAGCAAAAGGCCGAGGTTGTAGCCGCTACCGAGAAAGCCGCTAAAGCATTTGAATCTCGTGTTGAGCAAATCAACGAAGAGATGGTTAAGGCTAACAAGACCGCAGCCGAAGCCGTTGCAGAAGTAAAAGAAGCTAAAGCCGCTTTTGGTAAGCTTCAAGCAAAAGAAGAGAAAAAGGTTGCCGTTTCTTATGCCGACCACATCAACTCTATCAAGAGTGAGATTGGCGCCGCTATCGAAAAGGGTTGGAACGACATTAAGTCTGCCGCTCGTGGTAATGGTAAAGGTTTCTCTTACGAGATGGATTTGAAGGCCGTAGGTACTATGACCATCTCTAACAACCTCACCGGTTCTGTTTACACTTCTTATGTTGACAACCCCGCTCTCCGTAGCTTTGTTAACCCACACTTGAGAAGTGTGTTTAACATTATCCCCGTTTCTACCGGTTCTGTATCTTTCCCTCGTGGCAATAGCCCCGTTGGTGAAGGTTCTTTTGGTAAGCAAACTGAAGGTTCTGCGAAGCCTCAAGTTGATTACGATGTAACCGTAGTGAACACCGCTTTGTCTTTCATCGCCGGTTACGCTAAGGTTTCTCGTCAGATGATTGACGACCTTCCTTTCTTGCAAGCCTATTTGCAGCAGTCTTTGATTGAAGACTTCCAAAAGGCCGAGGACACATATTACCTCAACGCGATCGCCGCTTCCGCTACCGCCGGTTCTTCCTCTGGTGCTAACACCGCCGAGAAGTTCATCGACTATGTAGCTCAATTGGGCGCGTTGAACTGGACTCCAAACCTTGCCTTGACTACACACGCAGGTTGGGCCGGTTTGTTGAAAACCAAGCCAAACGACTACTCTGTACCTGGTGGCATGGTTATCGACCAAAATGGTAATGTTCGTATCGTAGGCGTTCCCGTTATCCCTCATAGCTTGGTTACCGCTTCCAAGATTTATGTGATGGATACCACTAAGTTTGCAATCGCACAACAAAGTGGTCTCGCGGTTCGTTCTACCGAGTTCGACCAAGATGACTTTATCAAAAACCTCATTACCTTCCGTTGCGAGGCTCGTTGTGAACTCCTTCAGTTCCAACCTACCGCCGCCGTTTACGGAGCTATCTAATCGGGTTTGATTGTTAATAGGTTCATTATGGGGGCGGCTAAGTAGTCGCTCCCTATTTTTGTTTTACTTATGGTTTGTAAGGTCCTAACGGTACAAGGTCAAGTGATAAGGCTCAATGAGGCCTTAGAGCAAATAAAAAAGACCGGCATGACTCCAATAGTTGTCTATGCCGAGCATGATGACCAACCAAAGGTTAGTTTTAACAAGTCCATGAGGAAAATACTTAGCGAGACCGATGGCACATTGTTGCTCTTTGAGGATGATGTGGTTATAAAGGATTTTAGTCCGTTTTACAAGGCTTTGACACAATTACCCGATGATTGGGACTTGTGTTACTTAGGCGCCAACCTTGTGGCTCCTATTGAGCGGTATAGCGATAACCTATTTAAGACCTATGGAGCATGGACAACTCATGCCGTAATGTACCGAAACCCGAAGGCAATAGCCGACAAGTATGAGGACACGAGCATAATGTTTGACGATTGGCTCAAGACTTGGGTACATCCTAACGGGAAAACATTTATCATTAGCCCCATGATCGCGTGGCAAAAGCCACATCAAAGCACTTTATGGAGTCATTTTGCTGACTATACTGACATTTTTAACGCATCCGCAAATAAACTATTATGAACTTTCTACTTAGCGTACACCTTTACCCACCTCGTCATCTATGCGGGGCCGAGACCATGATACATGGAATTGCCAAGCATTTGATAAGCAAAGGCCACAATGTTCGGGTATTATTGCACCAGGCTAATTATATTAGAATAACCAATAACTACACCTTCGATGGGGTGGATGTATTTCCTCCTAATCCAAATGTCATTGATGGCTTAATGAGGTGGTGCGATGGGGTATTTACCCATTTGGACTACACAAGATGGACGATACACACGGCTAAAATGTACAAAAAGCCAGTTTTTCACCTTATCCATAATAGTCACCCATATCCAGAGATTATAATGGCGGAGAAGCCGCAACACATTATTTATAATTCTTTTTGGTTAAAAGACCTACTTAAGTATAATTTTAGTAATTTTATATTGCCTCCCCCAACCGACTATCGATTTTTTGACTTAAAGAACGACCCGAGTAACAGTGAGTATATTACTTTGATTAATTTGAATGAGAACAAAGGAGGCAAGATATTTGAGGATGTTGCGAGAGCGATGCCAAATAAGAAGTTCTTAGGTGTCATGGGTTCTTATGATGAGCAAATAATACCTAAGTTGTCAAATGTGAAGATTGTTGAGAAGAGCGTAAATATTAAAGAATATTATGCTATGACTCGCATTCTGTTGATGCCAAGTGAGTACGAGAGTTGGGGCATAACGGCAACGGAGGCGATGAGTAGTGGGATACCGGTAATATGCACCGACACTCCTGGACTTGTCGAAAACTGCGGAAAAGCGGGAATTTATGTCAAGAAACGAGATGATATTAAGGCTTGGGTTAAAGCGATTAGCGACTTGGATGATGAAAAGAAATATAGAGAGTATAGTCGAAAAGCAAAAGAGAGAGCAAAAGAACACGACCCAAGAAAAAAACTTGATGAACTTGAACCTTGGATCAGAGAAAAGGTCAATCAATATAGATAAAGATGGCGATATATTTTAATGGCATAACGGTTGTATCAAATGGTGTGGTTGAGCCTGTGAGCTTGACTGATGCTAAGAATTGGCTTAGAATCACCAATTATACATCTGATGATGTTCTCATAAAAGATTTGATAAACTCCGCGAGAGTACACATCGAGAAACTTACTGGACTAAGCCTTGTCAATAGGCAATATAGGGTAGATTTCCAATGTACAGGAGTAGTGCCTGAGGTATGGATGATAGATGTACCTTATGGGCCATTGCTTTGCGTAGATGAACTTAAAATAAAGACTGGCATCAATACATACGAGACATTGACAAAGAATGTAGAATATGAAGTGATTGGAGGCAAAATTTGGATATATTCTCAAGGATTTTATAGAGTTACATATCAAGCAGGATATGGTGTAATTCCAGAGGATTTGGCTACCGATATACTTACTCTTGTTGCATGGAGCTATGAGAACAGAGGCAAGCAGTTCCAAGGTGCAGCAAAAGAGGGTATGTTGAAAGAATATCCTAATTGGGAAGGCCTTAATTATCATCAGTACAAGAAAATAGTTATTTAATGGCTGGTGGATTATCTATAAATATAAAAGGTCTTAATAAAACTATTGCTGAACTAAAAGCAGCTGGTGACAAAAGATTAGATGAAGTAGATATGGAAATGAAAGCCGGAACTGAAATGATGGCAACAATTGCTAAGAGAATATTTTCATCAAATAATACTGAAATTAGAAATTCTATTAGAGCAATTAAAAATAGGCCTTTTGTATATGAGATAATTGCAGGATATGGTAATGACCCTATGGCAGCTTATATTGAATTTGGAACTGGTAAATATTTCCCGAATTATCCTGGCAAAGAGGCAGAATGGCAAGCTTTAGCAAGACAATATTATGTGAATGGTAAAGGTTGGATGAGACCAGCTCCTTATATGTATCCAAGTGTAATGAGTGGTTTAGTATCTTTACAGAACAATATTAAACAAGTATTGAACAGGGATGAAAGATTGTAGTAATAGCATAAGAACACAATATTTGTCTATACTAAATGACAACATATCCTATAATGGGGTTAATGTACCTGTTTATGGGAATGATACATTTCAAACCGTACCTGATAATTATGTTATTATTGGTGACATAACTGAGAATGCCGATAACAATAATCAGCAATTTATATCCGGGGCTGAAGTAGTTATTGACATTTTTAGTGAACAATACATGACAAGGGATAATAGTATAGTAGATGATATTGCCAATCAAATATTAACTTTGTTAATACCTACTTCCGGTATAAAAGATATTGGAGATACTGATTTTCAAATATTTGCCACATCAAGATCAAGCTCAAGATATTTGGCTGTAAACGATGGGCAAAACTATATAGCAAGAAAAATTTTAACAATTAGTAACACAATAATTCAAAAATAGACAAAAATGGGACAGATTCAAGGTTCATTGCAGAATGTCGAGATAGATGTAGCGGGTGGCTCATCTTACAAAAACCTCGTATGTCTGCGCACATCATCCGTCAATACAACTATTGACTCCACCACCGAACAAACCAATTGTGGCGCATTGACATCTATTGGTGAGCCAACAATGAGCATCGACTTTGATGCACTTTGCGAAGTTGCACCAAGTGTATCTCAAGTATCTTATGAGGACTTGTTGAGCGCTATGGTTAACAAGACTTTGGTTAGCGTAAGGGTACAAAACCCAACTGTGACAGGCGCATCTACAGGTGCAGCTTATTATCATCAGTTTAGCGGTTACATTACAGCTCTTACTCTTAACCAATCAACTACCGAATTCATCAATTTTTCCGGATCAGTAACTTCTTCTGGAACTCTTGATATAACTGCATAATAATGAATTACTGTACTATTACTATCAAAGACCAAACTATTGGACTAAAATTTGGCATGGCTTCATTCAGATATTTGAGTGAAGGGAAACTGGTAGAGGGAAAGAGTTTTGTAAAAAACGAACTAAACGAAATAGGTATTGCACATATTTTGTATAGTGGTTATTACAATAATTGTTTGGTAAAGGATGTAGACTTAAAATTAACATTCGAAGATTTTGTAGACCATATAGAATCATCAATGCTAAGTAAGTCAACTCTTGATGAAATCACAGCTGCTATAAAAATGTGGTCTGACAATGATTTCATAAAACAAACATCTGTAGAAGAAGAGCCAAAAAAAAAGAGCAGTCGTGGGAAGAAATAGAGTCATTTGCCTTCGGGCAAATCGGCTTAATGCCAAATGACTATTATTCAATGAGTCCAAAAAACTTTAGTTTATTATCTAAAGGATTTGAGGATAAGAAAATTGATAGTTACAGACAAACAAGACTTCTGATGTTTACAATGGTGCGGTTAATGGGCGATCCAAAGACCGCACCAAAAACACCAGAGGCTTTATGGGAATTACCAGGAGATGAAAAATCTGGAATGTCTGATGATGAAATGAGAGAAATCTTTAAAAGGTTGTCAAAATGAGTTTAAATATAGTTATAGATGCTGATGTACAAACAGCAACAGCTAAGATTGGTAAATTCGTTTATACCTTTAAAGAGAATTTCAAGGAAGTAGAAAAAACTGTAACGAGAGCATCTACAAAAGTAAAACAAGAGACTGATAATATTAGTGATTCAGTAAATTCATTTGGGAAGTCTTCAAAAAATGCATTGACTGCATTGTCATTGACTATACAAGATTTACCATTTGGATTCATAGGTATTCAAAATAACCTACCTGGTATAATTCAAGGATTTGCTAATATGAGTGAAGAGGCAAAAACAGGAGCGTCTGTTATGTCTCAATTAAAAAATTCATTAATAGGTGCTGGTGGTGTGTATCTTGCATTTAGTATTGTAACAGCAGGAATAACATATGCTATACAAAAATATGGTTCATTAGGTAATGCTATTGATGTATTATTTGGTAAGCAATCATCATTAATAAAAGCACAAAAAGATTTCAATGATGCTATAGCAGAATCAAGTGCTAATTATGTTGTTGAAGCAGAAAAAATTAAGGTATTAACAAAAGTAATTTTAGATGGACAACAACCACAGCAAAAAAGATTAGAGTCATATAATGAATTTAAAAAATTAATACCAGAGGTAAACGGAGCCATTGAAAAAGAAAATATATTAACAGCAAAAGGTTTAAAAATAATTGAAGCATTATCTAAAGCAAGATTAGCATTATTAGAATTAAAAATTGAAGAGGCTGGTATAACAGCAGTTTTAGAAGATAATGAAAAAGAATTACAAAAAACAAAGTTCGATGCTATCACAGCTGAAAACAAATTAAATAAAGCCAAAAAAGCTTCATTAGAATCATCAAAGAAAATAAATAATGCTGTTTTAGCATCTGGCAACTACTATAAAGTTGAGACAGGTCAAGTTTCTCAAGCACAATTTGAATATGATAAGTTAGATAAAAAAATAAAAGAACTTACTAATACTAAAAATATATACTTACAAAAATTAGATGGCAATATTGTAAAAATTGCTGAATTAAATAAAATCGTTGATGATTACGGTAATACATTAGATGACCAATCCGATGCAGAAAAAAAGGAAGAAGAAAGATTAAAGAAATTAACAAAGGCACAAGAGGAGTATAGAAAAGGATGGGAAGGTATTATTAATGAATTAGAAAGAGTAAGAAAGCAAAAGTTTGAAAGCATATCAGCTGCAAATGAATTTAATGTTGATGAAACATTTAAAAGAATAGCTGAACAGGGTAAAAAAGCAACAATAGAGCAAGATAAGTATAGAAAAGGAATGGAAGTAATTATCTCTAAGTTACAACAAAGAGATAGCCTAAATATGGAAGACCCATTCCCATTTAATTGGGTAGCAAAATTTGAAGAAAATATTGCCAATATACAAAAAGTTATTGACCATAGTAATGCTGTAGAGTTTATGAAACAAAACTTTACAGAGCCAATGTCTAATTTATTTCTTGGATTTATTGAAACAGGAAAATTTGCTTTTGATGAATTTGGTAAAGTTGTTTTAAAAACTATAAATCAAATAGTTGCAAAAATAATAGCAACAGGTATTATAAATTTACTTGGAAGTATACTTTTCCCAACTGCAATAGGTGGTACAAAAGGTGTATTAGGCGCATTTATTGGTGCGTTTAACAGCGTATTAGGATTCGGTGGTGCAAAAGTATCTAATCCATCATTTGCAGGTGTTGGTGGAGGTGTTTTGGGTTTAAGTGGACAAGTTAATCTTGTCTTGAGAGGTCAAGATTTGGTAGGGTCATTGAATAGGACAAACACACTTATTAATCGAGTTGGCTAATGGCATTCGGAGAAAAGTATAGAATTGACTTTAAGAGCTTAGACGGTTATGATTGTCGTGTAGGATTTTGGTATGATGGATACACCGGATCGGTTAACTCTATTCGTGGTGGTGCAAGACCATTTGTTCTAAAAGAATTTAACACCAACGAAGACTTATTTAAACCTATAAGACCACAATTAGCCGAGATTGAGATATTGGCAAGTTCTTCTGGAGTAACCATTGATGATTTCCTTGCAGATGATGACACAGATATATATGTCACTTTTGCTTATAATAATACAAGTGTTGGTTATTGGAGGGGGTATTTATTGCAAGATGAGTTTCAAGAGGTTTGGCAAGATACAAACCATATGATTATGTTGAGAGCCACAGAAGGTTTGGGATATCTTCAAAACTTCCCTATATCGAATGGTGGTGCTGAAATAACTGCTAAGACTACTCCTTTAGATTTTATACAATACGCTACAAGTAATACGGTTCAAGGATGGACAAAATATACAATATTTAGTAATTTGTTCCATGATTCAATGACTGATAGTCTAACATATACTGGCATTGATCAATGCAAAATTGACCCGAAGACTTTTCAGATAGAGGCAAAAGATTATGAAGATGCATATACAGTAGTTGATGCATTAAATAGAGGATTTAGTCAAACATTGTTCATGTATAACGATGTTTGGCACATATTGAGATTGGAAGAGTTATATGTACCAAAAACAGATAACCTTAGAGGTTTTACAAGCAATTTAGGCACAAGGTCTGCTGTACAAAAAAGATTTGATATAAGTGTAGGTGTAAATGAAGAGGTTAAACCGATTAGTCCTGAGATGTTAAGATTCATAAAAAGAAGGACTAAAATAGATACAGTAGAATTTGACTATAATCAAATAAGTGAATTGATAGTCAATGGCACATTTTCAAGGGGTGCATTGCTTACAACTACTGGAATTTTAAAACAATATGAGGTTGATAGTTGGGATTTGAGATATACTGATGGTAGAACATATTTAAACACATCAGATTATATAATTGGAACAACACCAGTTGGTCAAAGTTTTGCCAGAAATGAGGATTATACAAGTACATCTTATGGCTATCTAATAGATAACTATGTCACTATACCTGGTGCAGATGGAAGCAATAATGACTACTATATAAGATGTATGTCATTTGGTGTATTTGCTGGTGAAAAAATGAATCTATCAATAGATACAAAATATGAATTAGATTTTGCAGATGATGGATTCATGAAGCAAATGGTTGTAATGCTTACAGGAGCAGCTGGCAATTATTTTTTAAAACAAGACGGAACTTGGCAATCTACCAATTCAACATTTACCAGTAATTATGAGTTTTTAGGCACATCATATAATACTTCTGGTGACCCAGAACCACTAAATTGGGTTACTGTGTCTGTTGAAAGTATTAATATTCCAGATAATGGAACTATTAAAATTGCATTAATTAGCGACTATCATACATATCCTGCATCTGGAACACAAAGAGCACTATTTAAGGCATTGAAATTTAATATCATTGAGCAATTCAATGGTGCAAGCGCTCAACCTTTGGTTGGTGTTAAAAGTATTTATACAAAAAGTGCTGATATAAAGGTTACAAGTGATAATTCTCTTTTAATTCAAGACGGATTCTCTAAGAACTACAAAGGGACAATCTACCAATCCGATGGAACCACCATCACAGATGCCGATTGGTATAGGTACCGTTACCCCGCCGAAACTTTTAGTTTTAGAAGACAAAATTTGACGGCTTATTGGGAAAACAATAGATTTAACCGAAATAAGATAGATGCTAACTTCTATGGCCTTACATTCAATGGCGGCGATAGGATCGGGCTAATTAATACGGTTATTTTTGAGGATGATGACCCAAACAAGGTATATGTCATTTTAAACATGAAGGAGATTGACTTTGCCAGCGGCACATGGTCAGCTACACTTATGGAGGTTTGGGATGATGATAAAGATGGTGGTGGGTTGGTAGCCAAGTCTTTAGAGCTTGATGCCACTAATGGAACTTATAATAATCCTACCTATATTCCATGGACAAGTGTAAGCCTTGCGGATTTCACTTTGACGGGGGGAAATTTGATAACTTACACGGGTTCTATTTCATTAAGTGTCCCAATAGTTGTATCTTTAGGAGGTAATATTAATACAACTACTTCAACTCCTATTACTACTACTTTTAGGGTATTGCAAAACGGAACGGCTATAAAAACAATAAATTATCCTGTTACCGTAAACCCTCAAGCCTTTACTTTCAATTTGTCTCCAAGTGGTAATATTACCATCAACCCTGGCGATACTTTCCAAGTGAGCGTGAGCAATAATATCACTCAATTGAACATAACAAGTGGACAATTTAATATTGACTACACGGCTCCTGGGTCATTGACATACGATACATATAGCGAACAATTTATATACAATACATAGATGGCAGACGTAGTAAAAGCGGAAGGATTAGTAATAGCGGTCACCAACACAAGTGGTGGGGTCTATCCTTTTGCTTGTGCTAAAGATGCTAATATTACCATATCAAGGGATGTGATAGAGTTGGCCCCTAAGACCAATAATGTGTATCGCGAGTACATAAAAGGCCGTCAATCATTTAGCATTAGTGGAAGTGGCTTGGTAAAGATGAGCGAAAGCTATTTGCAACCAATAACTTTCTTTGATGATTACATTGATGCTGCCGATAGTGATATTGTAGGATATTTGGACATGATTGATGCTCAAAATAATTATAGAGTATATCAATTTAACGCTATTATCACCGAGTTGGCTTTGGCATCAACTATTGGCTCTTTGGCTCAATATAACTACTCTATGCAAGGCTCCGGCCCTTTTACCGAGCTTAGTGTGGTTGATACATACACGGTTACAAGTGGTAAAATTACGGCAAGGAGCACTACTACACACAAGCTTGTGGCTATTGGATTTGGTGGAAAGTGGTACTATAATTA